TCTTCAGCAAGGGCCATAGAGGCTCGTTCAGATTCAATTTTAATTTGTGAAAATATTTTTCTAGTTTCATATTGTGATAATAATCCTTCAAATGGTAGACCCTTTTCTTGTAGATACGTGTGCCAACCTAAAACGCCTAATCCTAAAGCTCTACCTTTTTCAGCAGATCTTACAGAATTATGAAATCCAACTTTACCTTTGGATCTCTGTATAAACTCTTCTAATACACCATCTAAAAACCATATAGCATCATGTATTAGATTACTTCCTTTCCATTCATCATACTTAGCTAGATTTAAACTAGATAAACAACAAACAAAACTATGTGATTCATCTGTATGTAATGTTATTTCACTACATATATTAGTCATATGAACTTTTAAACCGTGCTTTTTGTAAGCTGGTGGGTTACACTTGTTTGTATTCCCCTTAAATAACACGTAAGGTTCTCCAGTAGCTTTACGCTTTTGAAGAAGTTTTCCCCAACGTTTTCTAGCTTCTCTATCTCCTGACTCAACTCGTCGCATAAACTTGTCGCCGACCACAGCGCACTGGTGCAGGTTGAGCGATTGACGGTTAACGTCTCCTTTAGGTTCACGTATTTCGAGCCACTCATCGAAATCGGGGTGTTCAATGTTAAGATTAACCGATGCAGCTCCTCGTCGGACAGATCCTTGATTAGTGGCAAGTATTGTTGAATCGTATATCTTACAAAAAGGCACAACGCCGTCAGATGTTCCATTTCCTTTAATTTTATCGCCAGCGGGTCTGATTTGATTTATACCGATGCCAACTCCACCGCCGTGCTTTGCGAGTAGCATCATCTCTAAGTTTTTAGTTCCTATGTCATGTATACTGTCAGCAACATCTATACCAAAACAACTGATCGGCAAACCTCTGTCTGTTCCTGTATTAGACAACACAGGGGATGCAAGACATAACCAACCTGACCAAATGTATTCAAAGAATTTTTCAGCCATCTCAGGACGTTCTAAACGTCTTGCTACAGTATTACAAACTCTATGATAAGCATCTTTAGGTGATTCATCTTTTAAAAGATAACCACCACCTATAGTTTTTTTATACACATCAGTGTCACCCCAACTAGGGTAATCAACACCTTTTTTCCATTCATTATTCCACATCTGTTTCAAACTTTTTTTCTGGTTGAGCTCTTTTTTCTACATCTTGTAATTCTTCAACTAGCTTTTTCCAGGTATCTTCACCTATATGTAATTGAAAAGCTGTTAAAGTACCTTTAGACATTATATCTACTTGTTGTAGTTTTTGTATTAAACTGTTAACTACATTAGTTAATTGTTCAATTTTATTTTTCATTAATATTAATTCTTTTTCTTTCATGATATAAAATGTTTTAGCCAAGCAATAAGGCCATTAATATTTAAAGCAACTAAGTTCCATTGCTTACGCGATGCTGTTTGTACTCCAACACAAATAAAACCAACTATATATAAAGCTGGTTCTATTGTCCATTGTGCTGCTACTAGAAAACCTGCTCCCATATAACCTATACGAGTAGCTAGTCTTTCACTAGCATTTAGTTTTCTTTTTCTTTCGATTAAAAATCTTAGTATTTTGTATTTTACCATACATCGTCGAAGTCTTCGCCTTCATTTGCTTTACTATAGTCAGTCGGCCTAATAGCGAAAAAATCAGTGTGAGTGTGACCCCCAGTAAGATGGTCGAACCAAGCCATTTTGTCAATTGACTTTTGGTCATATTCAAATTTAAATTTTCCTTCTGCTTTATAGCCCAGTTCTTTAAGTTTATCACCTGTACGTTTTTTAATAAAATGTTTAAGATCATATTCTGTTATTCCTTCAATATCACCCATTTCAAATAACTTAGATATATAAGTCATTTCAGCATTATGCATGGTTAAAGCTGCATCGTATATATGCTCTTTACATTCTTCTTTTAAACCTGGTACTTGCGAACACATGTGTCTGAATAATTGACAACCCATTTTACTATGTAATGATTCATCTCTTACAGACCATTTCATTTGTTGGCCAATACCTTTTAATAAGTTTCTCATTTGAAAACTATAAAGCACAGCAAATGCTGAATATAAACTAACGCCTTCTGCAAATGCAGAAAATGTAGCTAATGATTTACCTATACCTACAGGATCATTACCTTCATAAGCTACAAGATTATCAAATCTAGCAGCTGTAGCTGGTTCATGTAAGAAAGCTTCATAGTCTTCAAGACCTAAGGTTTCATTTAAATAACTATATGCTACTGCATGAATCGTCTCTTGCGATCCAAACATCATAGCCATCTGTTGTATCTCGTGTTTCGGAAACCAAGATACAACTTTTTGCGTCCAGTAGTCGGAGACAGCGCATTCGGTTTGTGCGAAGCCGAGTAGTATGTTTCCAACAAGGTTTTTTTCTTTATCATTTAATTGTTCGTTCCAGTCTTTAAGGTCGCCTGACATAGGTATCTCAGTATGTAACCAAAATGCTTGAGCTTGTTTTAACCAACCTTCAGTGTAATACTCAGGGTATTCAAAAGGCTTATACGGTATTCTTTCTGTAAATAGTGGTATTCCCATTAGCGTCCTTGGCCTCTATATTGTTTTTTATAACCTGTCTGTCCTTTAGAGGCGTTTTTAGAATGAACACCAGGTCGTCTTGTTTTACTCTTTCTTGTATAATTTGCTAGTACTATTTTTGCCATTATTCTTCGTAATAAAAGCTTAAACAAATATCTATAAAACCTAAATAAAGTACGTGATCAACTTGATAATCACCATCTTCATAAGATCTTATGCCAAATAATATACCTGGAAAAAATCCTGTAGATAATTCCCATGACGTATTTTTTTTAATCATAACATTTAATATTATATTTATTATGGATCTCTAAAAGATCTTTCCATTTTAAATAACCTCTTTTATTTGTAGTCCATTTAATATAAGTATCGATCTTACGTTCTTTATATTTAGTTCTAGCTATATGTTTAGAGGCCAGTTTGTTTTTTCTTTGCATTTGTTCTATGGTTTTTTCTCATCTCTTCAATATGTCTTATTGTAAAGTCACACTCAGATTGGTTTTGTGGTTTAAATAAAGCTATAGTGGGTGCATGTAATGACATCCATGATTTAAACATCTTCCAACGTAATGGAAACGATTCATTTGGCCTACCTTTACATTCAATTACAAAATCTCTACCTACAAAATCTGGTTTGTATTTTATAGGTAGAATTTTTTTATAACCTCTATCTTTGTATTCACCTTTACCGTTAGCTTGTCTTTCAAAACAAACATTTCCAAACTCAAAACCTTCAAGCAATGTGTAAGAGGCAGGTTCATATTCAGCAACTATCTTAGCTGCTTTTAAAGCTTTATACATATAAACTTCTAATCCTGAAGCAAATTTAATACCATCGTATGTTACTTTTTTACTTCTGACTGGACCTTTTTTTTTAGAGTATTTCTTCTTCATAAACGTTAATGTTTTTTAATAAAAGCTCTTCAGACATATCTTGCATTTCTTCTCTTGCTGCTTGTATGTATAGTATTGCATCCATTAATTCTTCTTGTACGTCGTTTAAATAACCTGATAAGTCTTTTAAACCTTTAGTACGTTCGTCGTGTAGAGTTGAACCATACTTTTTAAAGCCGACATTAGAACGATTAATAAATTTATCTACAACTCGTTCTACGACTGGATCTCTAAATTCTATATTTTTATTTTTCATCTTTTACAAATGTTCCGTTAATCATTTTACCTGTTCTTTTACTAATAACCTTATACGCTTCAGCTATACATGTTTCTATATGTACGCCTCGTTGGTGTGCTAAGTTTGTTAACACAACAACCATATCACCAATAGCATCTATAACTTCTGGTTGATCATCTTTCAATAAAGCTTTAGCTAACTCGCCAGCTTCTTCTTGTAGCTTAACATATTGTACCATAGGATTACCTTTGTCATATAAACCTCTGTCTTTAGCCCATTGTCTTATGTTCTCAAACATTTTTAAAGGTTTTTTACTACACGGTTTAAAGCTTTTAACTGCTTTAAAATATTCTGCAAAAGCTTTATTGTATACGTAAGATCTATTATCATTATACATAGAAACTTTAGCGTTGTCCATTATCCATTGTATTGTTTGCATATCTATATAGAACTGGCCATGAGATGTTTCCCATTTTAAATTCATATTGTCCATAAGATGTCCTTTCAGTTTGTTTAAAGGAACTGCAAAAGTTGAAGTCTGTTCTGTTACATTTATTTTCATTTTCTTAAAAAGGTTTTTATATTTTTTTCTATCGACCTTATAGCCATAAGACTTTTGAAGTTCTATCTCTTTGTCTGATATATAATTTATATCATCCGATTGATCAAGAACTTCATATTCACTAGAGCTATAGCCCTGAATTAATGTAACACGGGTATTAAGATCACGTGTTACACCTATCTTTTTACCTGGTATGTGGTATAAATAATACATTATTTTGTTATTTTATCGTTATACAAATGTAAGTTATGTGCGAAATGGTAATACGTACCGATCTCATATCCTGTCCTCTCTGAGACTAATTCCTGTAGCTTTGAAAAACAATACTGATCATTACAGAAACCGTACCAGAGATCATTAGAACGCATCACAACTGACATATTTAGTTTATTGTTTAATACTGTAAACTGAACCGCATAAGTACATGGAGTATCTTTAGCATAGTAATGATGTTCTTTACCATCATATATACTTATTGCCGCGTGTCTAGTATTAGGATTATCCTTAAGCTTTGCAACTACATAATCTAATTGATAGTTACGTTCCCATTGCCAACCGTAATTAGATCTTACTTCATTATTACCGTCGACCATTCGTTGCCATATCTCAGGCACTCTACCATATATCTCTCCTAACTTATCTACATTAGGATCACCTGATAAGTACCATTGCCATTCAGCTTCAGCATATTCTTTATTCCATTTTCTGTGATCAGCTATTATACTATTGTCTAAAGGTTTTTCAATATAAAAACCTATATTAAACAAAGCCATTGTGTTATCAAACTTAACACCATCCCACATAATCTTTGGAAAAAAATAATTAAAAGCATCACTTGCTGTTTGAAATTTTGTTTTTATCATAATAAAATCTATATAATTCGAATATTTTAGTATTTAATTGTTTACCATCGTATTTAAATGGTGATCGTTTCTTAGCTCCGTTAACCTCAACGTCTATCCACCAGTAATAATTATCATATTCATTACTAGCTGCAAAAGGAGATATTTTAACACCGTTGTTTATACACCAGTGATAAGCCTCACGATCTTCATCAGTCCATTCAGGCCCTAAAATGTTAACCTTTTTTTTCTTCCAAGCCGCACTCATTAATCCCAAGGCATTGCCTCTTCTTCTAGCTCAGCTAGTTGATGAGGTATGAAACAACCTGATTTATGTTCCCATTTAAAATGAGCTTCAGCTCCGTTCTCACCTAGGTTTTGAAACTTTACTTTAAGTACTTTTGCTTTAACTGTTTTAGCTTCATAATCTCTGTGGACCAGTATACCATGATAACTTGCATCATACCATTCGCCACCGCCTTTAATGTTATACATAGTAGGTTCTTCAATTTTACCATCTTTATCTCTATACATTTTAGTTGGATGCGCTACAATAAAAACTAAGACATCATATTTTTTACAAAACATTTCTATCTTAGTTAGATATTCCATTGTATATCTATTTACATCCTCGGTTTTACAATCAACATCTCTAATCTTATTAAATGGATCTATGACAAGACATTTAATACCCTTACGTTTAACTAGCTCAGCACCCTTACGTAATACAGACTCAAGAGTATAACGTTCCATATCAATATGAAAAAAGTTATCATTACAATGTTCTGCAATCTGATTCCATTTATCTGAATGTATATCATTTCTTGTTGGCATATCTTGCCATATCTTACGCATAAGCTTATGAGCATGTAAATAAGTAGGAGCATTTTCAGGACTAGCAAAAGCTGTTTTCCATTGATACCTTTGGTTGTAACCAACTACCATCTGATCAACGAAATCTGACTTTCCGCTAGATGGTATGCCAGTAACAGTGATAAACTGCCCAGTATAAGTACTAAAAATATCATCAAAATTAGGTAAGCCAATTTGGTACCCAGGCTTAAAACCATTTTTAACAAAGTCTGTAATTTCATCTTCAATATCTTTAAATGTTTTT